GTCCCCTGCGGCACATAAATCACGAAATCATCCGGCGCGTTGTTAAAGATGACGTTGCCGGCTGTCGGAGGTGTCTGTGCAAGAATATGCACTTCCGCAAGGCTTTGGCAGCCTTGGAACGCAGCGCCCAGGATGCTGGTAATACTGCCCGGAAGCGTGATATGCGTGAGACAGCGGCAGCAGTTGAAGGAATTGCTCCCGATGCCGGTAACGCCGTCTTTGATCGTTACGCTCGTGAGGACATGGCAGTTGCTGAAAGCATAACCGCCGATTGTGATCACGCTGTCAGGGATCGTTGTGCCGGAGAGCCTGTAGCAGTCCATAAATGCATTGCCGCTGAAAGTGACGACGCCGTCCGGAATGACAGCGCTCACAAGATTGACGCATTTGTTGAATGTGCTCGCGCCGATGGAAACAATGCTTTCCGGGAGCATGACGACAGCGAGAGACTGACAATTGTCGAACGCACTGTCCGCGATGGTCTCTGTGCCATCCGGAATTGCAATGTATGCGAGGCTGTAGCAATTCTGGAATGTATAGCTTCCGATCCTTGCGGACCCGTTTGGGAGTGTGATTCCACGGAGATTATAGCAATGCTGGAATGCATAGTTTTCCGGTCCGGAAACACCGTTCGGAATCGTAACGCCTGTAAGGCTGTAGCAGCCATAGAACGCATAGCTCCCGATATCGGGGACACCGTTTCCGATTTCAACAGCTTTGATGGAATTTACATAGCCCGCGTTCCGCCTGTCGCTGTTTGAAGAAAACCGCACCAGGTTGGAGCCTGTGGTCGAACCGGAAAAAGCCATGCTTCCGTCGACGGTCAGAGCGATCACATAATCGCCGTCGCTTGCATAGTTGTGACGATTCGTCCATTTGATCTTGGTCAGGCTTGTGCCGGTCAATATGTCCGGTTCGCTCCCGTCGCCCCAGTCGACCGTCACCGTCCCGTTTACACATGCGCCGAGCATGGGAGAAGTGCGTCCCGGCTCAAGATGGATGTGTATCCGCGTTTTGCCGTCATCCGTGACGAACATCTGCCCGATCATCAGCTTCCCGTATTTTGCGGCATAGGCTTTGGCAGCTTCCAGCGTCCAGTTCCAGCCCTGCGCGGTGAGGCCGGCATGCTGCGGGTTTTGCGGCAGCGCGCTGAGCGCGGCAAACGCTGCGGCCGAGTAGGATGCGACAATGCTGTGATCATAGCTGTCATAAAAGACCACGTCCTTGCCGGTGCTGTTGCTGCTCCCGCCCGTGCCGCCTGCGCCGCCGGTTCCCCCGCTGATGCCGCCCGCACCCCCGCTGATGCCGCCCGCGCCGCCGCTATACGTGAGTACAATGTCGCCCTCGCAGGTTTTCCCGGCAAGCTTCAGCGTGGCTTTGCCGTCTGACATAAGCCGGGCGATCTGTTCGCCTTTATACGTTACATTAAGGCCCATATGTCACACCCCCATCATAAAGCGGCAGCTGAACCGTAAAGAGCTCCGTCGTGCCGTGCCGGAAGGAGATCAGCCCGGACGCGTTCACGCTTCCGCTGTCGGCAATGCCTTCCACAGCTGCCGCGGCGGAAGCGGCGCTTTCAGCCGCGCGCGTAGCTGAACTGCTCGCAAGACGTTGAGCCTGTTGTGCCTGCAGCAGCGACTGGCGCGCCTGATCGGAAAAGCCCGCTGATGCATTTGCGGCCGTCACGGAGTTGGTATAAGCGTCCCGCGCCTGCTTTACGTAGTTTTTGAAATTGGCAAGGTCATCGGCGAATTGCTCCTCCGTATCCTCATAACCGCCCGCGGCAGCAAGCACATAGGCGGAGGTCCCTTCCGTACCGCGGCAGTTTTCTCCGGAATCCACGTAGACTCCCGCCTGCCGATCCCAGATCTGCCAGGTCCCGTTTTCGCCGGGTACCGGCGGATGCAGCACAGCTTCCTCTGCCCTTGCCGCCGCCTTCTCCGCCTGCAGCACATAGCGCTTTGTCATTGCGGTCGCGCCCCCGGTGATGGCGAGCGTCCCCGCGGTGTTCTTTGTCTGCTTCATGCTTTTATGTCTCCTCCATCCCCAGCGTGTCCGTCACGCACAGTTCCTCTACGGTACTCTGCATCATAGTCCCGCCCGGGAACGCGCACTGCGCCTGGGCAAACGCCGGGATACCTGCGCGCAGAAGTGCCGTCTCAGCTCCCGCGAGCGTAAAGTAAACGCAGTTTTCATAAGCGTCAGGCTCGGCGTCGGCCATCTCCTTGCGCAGCACGGACCTCCCGCCCTGTACCACGATCAGCGCAAGGCTCTCCAGTTCCTCCGGCTCCATGTCGAGGGTGACTTCCACCGTTATTTCAACGCCTCTTGGTATGTTTATCATATGCTTTCCCCCTCAGGACAGTGTGATCCCGGTGATCTCCAGGCTGTTTCCGACACGGCTTGAGCCGATGAAATACGACCCGGTCAGGGGTGTAATGCTCAGCGATGCCGTGTACAGAGCGTCGATCCCGCCCATCCAGACGGCGCTCATCTCCGGCGTTTCGGCGGGATCCGTGACCTTTGTACCGGTGCTCCCCACGCAGATGCGGCTTCTCTCCCCGCCGGATGCGCGCAGATAGCCGGTGACCGTCAGGGTGGAATAGCTGCTCAGATCCACGGCGGGGCTGAGCCAGAAACCGCCGCTGCCGTTTTCCCGGATGGCGCTGCCGCTCATGGCAGCATTCCCGCTGAGGGTAACGCCGCTTTTAAGCCCGCTTTGGGCCGACAGCAGCACGCCGCCCTCACTCACGACCGGCGCACTCGGAAAGGCAATCTGGATCGCCCTGATCTCACCCTGACCGCTCATGACCACAAGGCCGGTCCTGCCGCGTGCGCCGTCGCTGATGGTCACTGTCCAGTCCCCTGTGGACGGCACCGCGAATGCCGCGATACCCGGCGTATTCTCTGTCATGAACATCTCGCCGCCCTTTGCGCAGACACAGGTGCTGCCGACCGGGACCTTGGCGCAGATCATGGCATAGCTGCTTACGGAGATCGAAGCATTTGCGCCGCCTCGTCTGAAGAAATAGGCCTCTCCCATCCTCTCACTTCCTTATACACAAAATTCTGAGCGGCAGCGTGACCGTCGGTCTGCCCAGAGCATATACGGTGAGCGTGCCGTTGGACGCCTGCGCCCTGTACAGCAGCGCATAGTCCTCCAGCCGTTTTCTGTCGGTGCTGAAGGTCCCGCTCAGGCTCAGATCCACCAGCGGCGTATCGCTGCCCGTGAGTCCCGCAAGGCTCACCGTCTGGGTAAAGGGAGCGGTTGACCCCTCCCACTGCGCGGGATCGAGCTGAGCCGTATATGTGACGCTCACCGACCCCGCGGCCAGCTTTTCCGCCGTGACCGCGCCGTTTTCCAGGCTCCCGGTCCCGACGCTGATAGGGTCTGCGCCGCCGGGCAGGTGCCGCGCCCCGTGATAGGGCAGCGCCGCCAGTGCTGCGTTGAAAGTGGCCTCCGTGCCCTGATAGCCCGCGTCCACGGCCGCCTCAAAGGCACTGGCTCCCGCCGGTCCCTGTGCCCCGTCCCGTCCCGCAGGCCCGCGGATATTCTGGGCCGCCGGGTTTTCAAGCCCGCCGTCGTTGGTCCAGCTGATGTTTCCGCCCGCGTCCACGCTGGGGCGGAAAGTCGCGCCCGGCGAGCCGGTGTCGCCTTTCACCCCCTGGATGCTGCCGTTGCTGCGCCAGCATTCGTTCACCGCGTCCCAGACGCAGATGTCATAGGGCGCCGCAGCGCCCACGCCGTAAGCCTCACCGGGCTGCGGCTGCGTCACGGCCTCGGTCAGGGCGTTCAGATCGTCATAGTAGCCCGCGATCACAAAACTCAGTCCATCGCGCCCGTTGAATGCGCCCGCCTCCGCCCGGGCCTTCACCTCCCGTGCACAGGCCAGAGCGGCGGAGGCCTCGTTTGCGATCTGCTCCGCCACGCTCAGCGGCATGGCGTGCAGCGGGGCGTCCACAAGGCCGGATTCCTTTACTGTCAGGATCACCGGCGCGGTGGTCAGTCTCGCGCCCTCTTTGTTGCCGCTGAGGTAGACGGTCCACTCCCCTGTGGTGAGGTTCAGGCCCTTGTCCTCAGTGATGCTGTCATTGCCGTCAAGGATGAGATCGTAGACCTCCGTCCCCACGCCGTCACCCCGGCGAAAGTGCAGCCAGCGCGTGTAGCCGTCCCACTCATCGCCGAGAAACCACACCTTGGCCGTCAGATAGTTCAGCGTATCCGCCGCGATGACCGGGGTATACACGCGCAGATTCTGACCGCTGACATAAAATTCAATCATGCTTCTCCTCCTCATTGAGCTGCCGGACAAGCCTTACAAGGTAGTCCCGCAGCTGTCTGATCTGCTGCTGTTCGTCTCCCGTGAGGATAGGCGGCAGCTCGATCATCCCACATCACTCCCCGTCGTCAGGATTTTTGCGATGGAGTAAAGCCGCACCTCGCCCTTTCCCACGAGCTTCATGCGCAGGTGGTCGCAGCGCCGCGGCCGCACGGGCAGAGTCACGGTCCTGGTGCCCTTCATCTTCACGCGCCCCTGCCGCACCCACTCGCCGTTTGAGTCGTACATGAGGTACACGTCCAGCTGCGCGCCTTCCTCCATATACAGGCGCAGATTAAAGCGCGAGAGGTATTTGCGGTCCGGGTACTGGTAATAGAGCATGCCCGTCTCCGCCTCCCAGGCAACATAGGGTTCCGGCGTGCCGATGCTTCCCGACATGGCGAACAGCGCGTCAGGCGTCAGGCAGTAGAGCTCGTCGCCAAGGGACGCAAAGCCCAGTGCGTGCAGCTCGTCCTCCCGCATCCAGAGATTGCGCCGTATGTCGTAGACAAAGAGCTTCCATTCGTCCTGCGCGTCCTTCATGGAGATATAGTAACGCTCCCCCTGTACCCCGGCCGAGGCATCACAGTAGCGCACGTCTCCCAGCGCGTCACTGATCGACTCGGGGAAGCTGCCCTGATAGGCGCAGATATCGGCGCGGCTTTTATAGATCAGCGTCTCGTTTACCACCTGCAGGCTCTGATCGCAGCCCTCCTGCACACCGCGGCAGACGGTCTCGGTGATCTGGTGCGCGCCCGATGCCGACACCGTGACGCGGTGGATACGGTTTTCCTTGAAAAACATCGGGTAGCCCTGGAAGTTCACCGCGCCGGTCCACGGCCCGTCCGAGCCCACCGACGCCGTCCAGCTGTCGGTCGCGAGGCCCATGTACTGACGCCAGTTTTTGAAGTCGCCCAGGGCGCAGCAGTAGAGCTCATTGAGGTTTTTCCCGTCCGTCAGTCCATAGCGGCAGCCCCAGAGGCGGTTTTTGCACTCGATGACGAAATCCATCTCCGGTGTTCTACGTTCGATGCGCACCGTGCCGCTTGTCTGGGTCAAAGCCTCGTCGAGAAGCCCCGTCACCACGAGATAGTCTCGCTCTCCGCTGCCGCCGCCGATGGCGCAGATCACATGCTCCCCGTTGACGGGCTCCACCGCAGCGCCCGTGATGCTCACGCCGTCGCCCTTTTGAAACAGGCCGCCCAGCTCTCCCTCGGAGATAAAGCGCAGCCTTGTGTATACCGTCGGGATCTCCGTCCACTCGCTCATCGCCGCGCTCCACTGGCGCAGGACGTGCACGCTTTTGGACGCGTCGATCCAATATAGCCCGTCGCCCGGTTCCCCCGGTGCGGTCTCGCTCATTACCGGCTGGGGATAGAGGCTTCCGTCCTCGCGGCAGAGGGCATACTCCACCGCGCCGGCGGAGCTGTAGCTTGCTTCGAGACTGCCGTGGTCGGCGGGGTCTGCTGTGTTGTAATAGACCTTATCCGGAAAAATAACGATGACCGCGCCCATACTCACAAGCTGCTTCTTTCCGGGCGCAAGGCCTGTCACCGCCGTTCTCTCCCCGCCGTACCAGAGCGTCCCGTCCTCCACAAAGGCAAGCTTCTCCTTGGCGAGCACCCCTCCCGGCGCATGCATCGTACGCACGCGGCCGCGTTTTTTCCGGTTGCCGAGCAGGGGATAGTATGCGCTCGTGAGGTTGCGGGTATCGTAGAACTCTCCGTCGCCGATGCGTGCCTTGTGGCGGTAGCCCGCGAAGACATCGGTCACAACGCGCTCGGCGTATTCATAATCCAGCTTTGGCAGCAGTGCCATAAATCCTCCCCCTCAGAATCGAAAGCTCTCGTCCCGGCGGCGGGGTCTGTGGCTGCGGTTATACCAGTTTGCCCAGCCCTGATACGCGCTGTTGAAGAGGGTCATGCGCTTGTTGTAGCGCTGGGTCTCCCCGTTCTCTGCGGCGACCATGGCCTGCAGGTAGTAGTAATACAGATCCTCGCCGTAGGGCTCCCCCACCAGCAGTTTTTCCTCCCCGCTCTCGTATTCATTGGGGAAGGGGCTCCACACATCTTCATGGGTCTGGATGACCTCACGGTAGATTCGCCCGTCCAGGGACCACAGCCAGCGGAGCTTCTGCTCCGGCGAATAATCGTTCGGCT